ATTAAAGACGACAGCACCCTTTCAGTCTCGGGTTTTGGAAAGTACATATTATACTTATCATCCCAATGAAATCCATTGGAAAGAAATGATATGTCGGCTAACTTACGCGGAGCTTCACAGGGTGTGTTTGTTACCACCCCTATTCCACCCCATATACGAGCAATATTTACTGGGTTATACCAAGGAACAACTTCATCACTACATGTGTAGTCATCATCATCCCCATAGAAAGCCTCTTCAACATTCTCAACATAATAGTCGTAAGACGGGCCTATTCCCTGTTCACGACACAGTCTAATAAAAGCATAGCAAGACAAAATATCCAATATTATAGTATTATCTACAACTGTATTACTTGACCCAGATGGGTTACCAGTAAATTTCTTAATCAATTCACCTATACTAGTAACAATAACAGAATTAACAATATTATCATAAATCTCACACAATCGCAACCAGTTCTCATGTGTTTGATCACTAGGTTGCAAGTACGACCAGCGTATATCACGCACGGCGTACAATGCCTTTCTAAACAAACTTGAATCATACTCCGATTCATCAAGCTCAAATGCGTTAGGATGCTTATTAAGTCGCGTGTAAACATCATGCCACCCACGTTGGAACTTTGATATTCCAACACAGGATGGTGACTTGTTTGCAGCCAAATAAAATTTATTATTTGCATCTAAACACATACGATTCGTAGCCGTTGAAAACTCAAACGGTGACGCTGTAAAAGTACGTAGAGAATTGCGGTTCAACTTTTCAATATCACGCATCTCTATTTTTTGAGACAATGTCCAGATCGGTACTATTCGATCTTCATTTTCGGTTCCTATCAAGTCCCAATAACGATCAAGAACTTCACTTGCTTTTGAATCAGCAAGCATTTCAGTTTTGTTGCGGAAATGTATACTCCATGGATATCCAGAACTTGTTGTTTTATCCATTTCAACCAAAACTATCTCCTTTGGCAACACCTTGGAGCCTGACATAAATTTCGCATATCGCGTTTTAGTCCACTCCTTAGCAAGAAGCCAATCAGCCTCATCTAACTCAGGCTGATGTTTATCATATTTAGCCACACTCTTATATTCTGCATGTATATTAGCTTTAGCCTTCCGATATTTAGTCGGGAGGGACAAACCTTTTTCCATACAAAATAATCCGAATGTATGATTCAGTATTTCCTTACTTGAATTCTTGGCAAACCTATGCACACGACCCAATATTTCAATATTACCTTTTACAAAATACTTATCAAAATACGGGCTGGTCACGGGTCCCCCATATGTACCACGAGTCACAAATGGATCAGCAGATATAAAATTACTATACCATGCTGCCCACTTCTCTTCCTCCGGTACGGGGGCAACTAAAAATCCGCACCTCGCGGAGAATTAGTTGCTATTGCTGCCATATGCTTGGACACTGGAATGAAACCATTAATCACCCCATTTGTGTTATTATGAAATCCAACACAATGCCCATGTTCATTAATCACGGGACCACTACAATTGCCCTCAATAGAGCTGCATGTATAATATGCCATGCTTGTAAATGGT